CGGATACAAAACCGACCTCACTTACGCTGACTACGCCGCCTTTTATTCTCGCCTGGACATTGCCAGCGCCATTATCGACCGGCCGGTTGATGCAACCTGGCGGGGCGGGTTTGAACTCCTGGAATCCGATGATGATAACGAGACGGACCTGGAAAAAGAGTTTTATCGGCTTTATGATGTCCTGTCCTTGCACTCAAAATTTGCCCGCCTTGACCGGCTCACCGGGATCGGCAAGTATGGAATCCTGCTCCTGGGCCTTTCCGATGTGAAGGATATACAGGGCTTTGCTAACCAGGTCAGTACGGGCCGTGGCCTCAAGCTACTTTGGGTTAAGGCTTTCGGGGAAGGTTCCGCCGCCTCCAATACCATAGAATATGAGCGGAACCCGGCCAGCGAGCGGTATGGCCAACCCAATATTTACCAAGTCACCATAGCCAATACGTCCACGGGCGGTAAGGAGGTGATCCGGGTCCACTATTCCCGGGTGATCCACGTGGCCGACGGCCTGCTCGAATCAGAGATTGAAGGCACCCCACGGCTGCAAACGGTTTACAATCGGCTCATGGACCTGGAAAAGCTGGTGGGTGCCTCAGCCGAAATGTTCTGGCGGGGGGCACGGCCCGGCTATCAGGGGAAGGTGGAAAAGGACACTTTTCTATCGCAAGCCACAAAGGATGATCTAAAAGCTCAGATTGATGAATACGAACACAACCTGAGGCGCATGATATTGAATGAGGGCATTACCTGGGATACCTTGGCTTCTCAGGTCGCCGACCCCGAAAAGCATGTCCTGGTACAACTCCAGATGGTCAGTGCCGCCAAAAATATCCCCCTGCGCATCCTCACTGGTTCAGAAATCGGGCAACTGGCCGGGGAACAGGATCGCAATAATTGGTATGACCATGTGAACGGGCGGCGGGCTGAATTTGCCGAGCCCTGGATTATCCGGCCTTTCGTGGACCGGTGTATAAAGTACAGGGTGCTGCCGGCCCCGGAAGACGATTACACCGTCAAGTGGAAGCCGCTATGGGAACAGAGCGACAAGGATAAGGCTGAGGTCGGAAAAACCAGGGCCACGGCGATTAAAGAATACGCCACGAACCCCGGCGCCGAATCCATTGTGCCCCCTGAGTCCTTCATGCGGATTTGCCTGGGGCTGGATGATGAGCAGATTGCCTTGATTGAAGAGGAAAAGAAGGCGGCGATGCTGGAGGAGCCGGAGGTGGAACCGGAACTTGAGCCTGAACCGACCCCGGAGCCTGGGGGGGATGAGGAATATGGCCAAAGAGTTTGAGATGATCCCTTTGTGCCGCGGCCATGCGTTTATTCCTGGCGAACGCAATGAGGAAGGGCGCTATATAGAATGCCATATATGCGGGCGTAAATGGACCGATGAAGTTCTTTTAAGGTATAAAAGACAGGGGTGCAAAATCGACTAATGCCACTCCCAGCTCTCAAAACCCCGATCCTCTCAGTCCATGCGGCAATGACCCGGACGGACCCCACCAGGACGCTGTTCCTCAGGAACAATTTCGCCCGGGCCTTCCGCGTCCGCTTCGCAAAGCTCAAATGGGCAATCCGCCGGGCCGTCATCGTGGAGGATGTGTTCGGCCTCGCCCCCCCGGAACCGGGATTCCGCCGGATTATGATTCAGGAAGTGGCTCTGCAAACCCCGGGGCAGGGGGCTTTTGCTTTCCCGCGGTCGGCTGATAAGGTCAACAAGTTCATGGAATGGCTTCATGGACAGGTTGACAAGGGCCTCCTGGAGGTGTCACAGCGGCCCCAGATCGGCCAGGCGGTGGAAAGTGTGTGGACGGACTTGTATATCCAGGACAGCTACCAGCGCGGCGTCCAGAGGGCCAGATACGAACTCGCCCATGCCGGCTACGCGGTGCCTTCGATTGAGGCGACAGGCGGGGGGATGGCTTCGATGAGCCTTCCGTTTCACGTGGATCGGGTAGGCCTCCTTTTCACCAGAACCTACGGCGACCTCAAGGGCATCACGCAGGCTATGGAATCGCAAATCTCCCGAGTCCTGGCGCAAGGCATGGCGGACGGCGACGGGCCGCGGCTACTGGCCAAGAAGCTCATTGCCACCATCGACGGCAGGGGGGCGGGTACGCTGGGGATTCACGACACCCTAGGACGTTTCATCCCGGCTGAGCGGCGAGCGGAGATGCTGGCCAGAACAGAAATTCTCAGAAGTTTCAACGAAGCGGCCTTGCAAGAATACCGCAATTGGGGCGCCGTGGGCGTTTCTGCGATAGTGGAATTTCAAACGGCGGGTGATTCTCGTGTCTGTGATCGTTGCGCTTTCCTACAGGGTAAGACTTATACCTTGGATGAAGCAAGCGGGGTGCTGCCTTTGCATCCTCGTTGCCGGTGCTGTTGGCTTCCAGCGGAGGCCCCGAAATGACAACTAAAGAATGGGTGAACAACCATTTTGACGAGTTAGTTAAAAAGCAGTTCTATGGTAAATTAATATTGCAATTTGAAGCAGGTAATGTTACAGTATTAAAGAAAGAAGAAACACTAAAGCCACCAAAAGACACCAACTCAATGGACCACCCAAGAGGAGGATGAAAATGGCTAAGGCTGCTCTTAAAAAGAGTATCAAGGAACAACAAAACGGGGTCTGTGAGTTATCTGGCAAGTCTTTTCCGGAAAACACGGCCCTATATGATGCTGACCGCCAC